AGATGGGTAAGAAGTTATAATTAACGAAACTCAACTTGAAAATTTTATAGCACTTGGTTATAAGCAAGAAAACGATAAAAAAGATAAATCAAAAAAGGAAAATAAAAAATGGCAACACATCACGGAAAAGAAGGAGTAGTAAAAGCTGGTGGCACAGGTATTGGTGAACTAACAGCTTTCACGTTAGAAACTACTGCTGATGTAGTAGAAGATACTCAACTATCTGATTCAACTAAATCATTTGTAGCTGGAAGATCATCATTTTCAGGAACTTTAGAAATGAGTTATGATGAAACTGATTCTCCACAACAAACATTAACTGCTGGAACTTCTATTTCTTTTGTACTAGGTGCAGAGGGAGATGGTTCAGGAGATGAAATTTTTTCAGGTTCAGGAATCATTACAGGTATGAGTGTTAATGTTGGATTAGATGCAATAACTACTAGATCAGTAACTTTTCAAGGCACAGGTACATTAACTAGAGGAACTGCTTAATATTAATATATGTCAGTAATTGACCGAGTTAAAAGCCACTTTGAGTCGCTTCAAACGATAAAGATTGAAGTAGAAGAATGGAAAGATGAACACGGCAACGCATCTGTATTTTATTCAGAACCTTTAACACTAGAAGAAAAAAACATTATCTTTAAAAAGTCTAGTAATTTTCAAGACTTAAATGTTCTTGTTGATTTGCTTATAATGAAACTACAAGTAAAAGATGATAAAGGTAATCTTGTAAAAGCATTTAAACCTGAAGATAAATTTGCTTTAAGAAAAAAAGCAGACTCTAATGTTATTGCTACTGTTGCCAATAAAATTCTTGTAGATACTAATTACGAGGAAGCCGAAAAAAAGTAGAAAGCGACCCTGATACGAGGTCGCTGTTAGTCATAGCAGACAGATTACATCTCACAATTCAAGAAGTTTTAGATATGCCTGTAAGCCATTATAATCTTTGGTTAGCTTACTTGAAAAAAGAACAAGATGAGTATAAAACTAAGAAATCACTAGCTGAAGCAAAAAGGTATAAAACATAATGGCAAACGAAAGACTCAATATAGACATAGTAGCACGAGATAAATCTCAACAAGCATTAGGTAGATTACAAGGAAACTTACAAAGAGTTAAACAATCTGTATTTAATTTAAGAAATGCTTTTATAGGATTAGGTGCCGGAGTAGTTATTAAAGGATTTGTTGATGCTGGAATACAAGTAGAAAATTTATCAGTACAATTAAAAACATTATTCGGTTCTGCACAAGCTGGAGAAAAAGCTTTAAGATCAATTACAAAATTTGCGGCTGGAACTCCCTTTGAATTATCTAATATACAACAAGGTGTAACATCATTAGCAGTTGTTAGAAAAAAAGCTGAAGAAGCTGGTTTAACATTTGACGATTTATTAACTATAACAGGAAACGTAGCCGCACAAATGGGTGGAGATTTTGCATTTGCGGCTTTCCAAATTCAAAAAGCATTTAGTACAGGTATTGCGGCGGCAGAAGCACTTAAAGAAAGAGGTATTGCTGGTATGGCTGGTTTTGAAGCTGGTGTAAGTGTCAATGCTATAAACACAATTAAAAGAATGAATAAATCTTTTGGTAAAGGTGGAGAATTTGGTAATTTAATGGACGAACTTTCTCAAACATTGTTTGGAACTATATCAAATTTAAGAGACGCATTTTTTATATTTCAGGTTGATGTTGCACAAGGTTTTTTTGGTGCATTAAAAGAAAACTTAGGTGATCTTAAAAAAACAGTTGAAGCAAACAGAGAGGAAATTAAAAAATTTGGTGCAATGATAGGTGCTGGTTTAAGTTCAGCAATACAATTTACTGCTAAAGCCGCTAAATTTTTGCAAGACAATTTATCACTTATAATAGAAACAGTTAAAATTCTTATAGCATTTAAACTAATTAAATTTTTTCATAATCTTTCAACAGCAATAATGGCGGCAAGAGGTTCAATGTTGCTTTTTAATAGTGCTGTTAGAAAAAATCTATTAATAGCTGGTGCGGCAGTTTTAATTACTCAGCTTGATAAGATAATTAAAAAGATAAAAGAGATTAGAGGAATATCAGAACAAACAAATATTGAAACAGAAACTGAAACTCCAAGCATTGATATTAAAAAAGAAGTACCTGAAGCGACATTTCTTGATAAACTAAAATTTCAATTTCAAGTTCTTATGAAAACAATAGAAGATGGTAATAAAAATAAACTAGAGAAATTTAAAGATAATTTTAAAAAAATTGGAGAAATAGTAGGAACATCAATTGATAATGGAATAACTAAAATGTCAGATGGTTTAGCTAAATCAATAATATTAGGAGAAAACCTTGCAGAGACATTTAGAAAAATGGCACAAGAATTAGCAGTAAGAATATTAAGTGCAATTATAGAAATTATAGCAAGAAAATCAGTTGAATTAGCAATAGAAAAATTAATTACAAAAGAAAAAGAAAAACAAAGAAATTTATCTGCCGCATCAGGAAATCCATTAGCAATACTTTCATTTTTAGGTGGTTTTTCACAAGGTGGTGCTGTGTCAAAAGGAAAACCTATTGTTGTAGGAGAAAAAGGTGCTGAATTATTTATACCAAACCAAACAGGACAAATTACACAATCAGCTAGAGGAACAGGAACAGGTAATGTAAATGTTAATTTTACAATCAATGCTGTTGATGCAAGTGGTATTGATAGGTTATTAGTTGAAAGACGAGGAACTATATCAAGAATTATAAACGAATCAGTTAATGAAAGAGGGAGTAGTAATTTAATCTAATGAGTGGTGCTTTCCCTATATCTAATTCTGCATTCTCTACAATGGGAATCAAATCAATTCAAACTACAATTATTTCTAAATCAGATAGTGGTAAAAAATTAGCAAGACAAATTGATGGACAAAGATTTGCTTTTACAGCAGAAATAATAACTGCAAAGAGATCAGATGTATATGGAGAACTTATGGCTTTTATTATCAAGCAAAGATCAGGTAAAGAAAATTTTACAATTATTCCACCTGAGATTAAAAATGCTAGAGGTTCTGAAACAGGAACAGTTTTAGTTAATGGAGTTCACTCAGTTGGTGATACAACAATAGCAATGGACGCATTCGCTAGTGATGGTGCGGGTAGATTTAAGACGGGAGACTTTATTAAATTTGCCTCGCACAATAAAGTATATATGGTTGTTGCAGATGTAACTTCAAGTTCAAATGCCGCTACTGTTACGATTGAACCACCTCTTACAACGGCTTTAGCAGACGACTCAGTTGTTACTTATGACAATGTTCCTTTTACTGTTTTTTTAACAAATGACATTCAAGAGTTTGGAGCAGTGGGAGCAGACAAAGATGGTAATGTTTTATATTCATTTCAATTAGATGTTGAGGAAGCTTTATAATGAAATACCTAGTAAGACATTGGATCAACGTAGATATGATAGCTGAGGAAGTAATTGACGGAGATGGTGTAGATTTAAAAACAAATAATATAGGAAAACACGAAGAACCATCTGATAAAGCAAGTTATATCGTGTCGGATTATATAAAAGTAAAAAGGAGAACAATAGAAAATTATGACGAGAAGCTTAACGACAGCGATCAAGAACGAACTAGCAACAAATGATCTTAGACCCGTCCATCTTATTACAATCGGTTTTAGTAGCCCTGTCAATATTACTGATTGTTCATTTCCTATAACAAGTTCTGTTTCAGGTTCTAGTGTAACTTACACATCATCTAGTTTTGTGATGGGTATATCAAATTTTTCTGAGGAAGTTGATATAACTAAAACAAGTTTAAATCTTGGTTTATCAGGAGCAGATCAAACTTTTATTTCTACTGCACTTAATGAGAATGTAGTGAATGATTCAGTAACAATCCATAGAGGATTTTTAGATGATTCTAATGCTTTGATAGCAGACCCATTTTTACTTTACAAAGGAACAATTGATACTTTTGAAATATCTGAACAAGGTTCAGATAGTAATATTATATTTAAGATTGTGTCTCATTGGGCAGACTTTGATAAACTTAATGGAAGAAAAACAAACAATACATCTCAACAAAGATTTTTTAGCACAGATGTGGGTATGGATTTTTCAAGTGAAACAGTACAAGATATTAAATGGGGTAGAGCATAATGCAAGAGATAATTAAATTATTCCAAAATTTTGATAAATATAAAGATAATAGTTATCAAGAATTGTATTATCATATTTTACCATCAATAAATTTACAACAATATAAAATATTTAAAGATGAAAAAGGTTTATATGGTTTTGTAAACTGGGCTAAATTAGATAACAAAGACGAAGATCAATATAGTCAGACAGGATTACTTTATAAAAATCAATGGAACTCAGGTAACAATATTTGGTTATATGATATTGTAATTTTAAGAAAAGCTAAAGAAGTAATGAGATGGGTTTATAATTATTTCAAAGGATATTTAGAAACTAATCAATCTATTAATTGGTTAAGATTAGATAAACATAATAAGATTTATAGAGTTGGTAAAAAATACAAAAGGAAGTTTCATAATTAAATGGGTGGTGCAGTAAAAAAAATAATTGAGTTTCCAATAAAAGTTGTAAGTAAAGCTTTATCGTGGTTAATGCCTCAACCTGAAATACCTGAATTTGGAGAAACAGATTTTGATTCTTTTGAAAAAGGTATTCTACTTAATAAACAATCTAATGATGCAAATATACCTATTGTTTATGGTGAAAGATTAGTTGGTGGAACAAGAGTTTTTTTAGAAACCTCAGGAACAGACAACGAGTTTTTATATATGGCATTGGTTCTCTGTGAGGGAGAAATAAACTCAATAGAACAGATTAGAGTAGATGACAAAGTAGTAACATTTGATGGTGCATTTGCAGACAACACACAAAGAACAGTTGATAGTTCAGATAGTAATTTTTACAAAGATGCTGTTTCATATATTACAATAGAGCCACATTTAGGTTCTGATAGTCAAAGTGCATCTAGCTTGTTATCAACATTATCAAGCTGGGGAACTAACCACAAGCTATCAGGTCTTGCTTATTTAGCTTTGAAGTTTAAATGGAATCAAGATGTTTTTGGCGGCATTCCAAAAGTTCAAGCAAAAATAAAAGGTAAAAAGGTTGTTACCCTAGCTTCAAATTTGTCTGAATCATCTGCTACTTTTTCTTCAAATCCAGCATTTTGCATTTTAGATTATTTAAGAAACGAAAGATATGGAAAAGGCATCGCCACAGCAAATATAGATTTACAAAGTTTTTATGATGCCTCACAAGTTGCTGTAACACAAGTAACCCCATATTCAGGTGCATCAAACATCAACATATTTGATTGTAATGCTGTATTAGATACAAGTAAAAAAATTATAGAAAACACTAGAATTTTACTTAGAGGTTGTCGTGGTTTTTTACCCTATACAGGTGGTAAATATAAATTAGTTTTAGAAACAACAGGGTCAGCATCAATTACACTTACAGAAGATGATATATTTGGTGGATTTAGTTTAGCAAGTGAAGATAAAAATAATAAATATAATAGAGTTATTTGTAGTTTTATAAATCCTGATAGAAACTTTCAAGTAGATGAAGTGCAGTTTCCCCCAATAGATGATTCCGGTTTAGCTAGTGCAGATCAACACGCAACTATGAAAACTGCTGATGGTGGTTTTTTATTAGAGGGAAGATTTGATTTTCAAACTTTAACTTCTCCGTATCAAGCTGAAGAAATGGCAGAAGTAATATTGAGAAGATCAAGAGAAGCTTTAAAACTAAATATAAATGCTGGTGGTAAAGCATATGATTTAGCAATAGGTGATATTGTGGCAATAACACATAGTTCATTAGGATTTAGTGCAAAAAATTTTCGAGTTAATAGTATTACGTTCAATGAAGATTTTACTGTTGGTTTAAATTTAATTGAACATCAAGATTCTCATTATACTTGGGCAACAAAAACACAGGTATCATCTACACCATCAACGACATTACCAAATCCTTTTTTAATACAACCACCAGCTAGTGTGACTTTATCAGACCAACTAATATCTTATAATGATGGAACTGTAATTGTAGCATTAGATATTGCTGTTGGTGCTTCTCCAAATAGCTTTGTATCTTTTTATCAAGTTGAATATAAAAAAGCATCTGACTCAAATTTTATAATATATGCACAAGGTTCAGGTCTAACTCATAGAGTTTTAAATGTAATTGACCAAGAAACTTATGATGTTAGAGTCAAAGCTGTTGGTTCAAGTGGGGCTTCTAGTTCTTACGTAACAGCACAAAGAACTATTGTTGGTGCAACAGACCCAATCTCAAACGTGACAGATTTTTCTTGTAATATTGTTGGAAACGAAGCCCATCTATCTTGGGAAGCTGTAACAGATTTAGATTTAGCATTTTATCAAGTCAGATACTCAACTTTAACGACAGGTGCAGAATGGCAAAACTCAGTATCATTAATTGAAAAGGTATCAAGACCAGCAACATCAGTATCAGTTCCAGCTAGAGTAGGTTCATATCTAATTAAAGCAGTAGATAAATTAGGTAACTTTTCTTTACAAGCAACAATAATTGCAACAAATGTAACAGCGATTGGTAATTTTAATAATGTAGCAAGTGCCACAGAAAACCCTAATTTTACAGGAACAAAAACAAATTTAACTTTAGCAAGTAATTTATTAAGACTTACAGATTTAAACTCAACAGGAACTTACGACTTTGCAAGTGTTATTGACATTGGAGCATCACACACTTCAAGGGTTACAGCTTCTTTAACTCAATTTTCAGAAGATCCTACTGATTTGTTTGACTCTAAAACAGGATTATTTGATGCGGCTACAGGTTCATTTGATGGAGATGCACCAGCAAACGAAAACGCACATTTAGAAATAGCTTTATCAGATGATAACTCTACATTTACTGCTTTTAGAAACTTTGTGATCGGAGACTATACAGCAAGATATTATAAATTTAGATTGGTATTAATATCAAGAGATGGTGCAACGACACCTGTAATTTCTGCATTATCTGTATCTATTGATATGGAAGATCGAATACAATCAGGAAATGATATATCAAGTGGTGCTGGAACAAAAACAGTTTCATTTACAAAAGCATTTAAAACTGTTAATTATGCTGTAGGCATAACAGGACAAGGAATGGCAACAGGTGATTTTTTCTTAGTAGAAAACAAAACAATAAATGGGTTTGATGTTACTTTCAAAAATTCATCTAATAGTGCTGTTTCAAGAACATTTGATTTTATAGCAAAAGGATTTTAGTAAATGGCAAATCACGATTATATTATAGATAACCAAACTTTTCCAGCAACGAGAACAGATTTGAATAATGCGTTAGCCGCTATTGTATCAAACAACTCATCATCATCAGAGCCATCAACTAAATACGCATATCAATGGTGGTATGATACATCTTCAAATACTTTAAAATTTAGAAATGCTGATAATGATGCTTGGGTTTCTTTTGCTATATTTGATATGTCTAACGACACAGTTAATATAGTAGATAGTACAGTTACCTTATCAAGTTTATCATCTTTATTCCACGATAGAGGTGCTTATGGTTCTTCTTCTTCACCGATCACTTACACAGTTACAGTTGGAACAAAAACAACAGCACATCCTTATAGTGGTGTAGGGAGTTCAAATGCTTATTTTTTAGAGTCTATGGAAGCACCAGCATTTACTTTGAATGGTGCTGATACAGCAAAACCTTACTATTATAAATTTGATCAAGCAGACGCATCAAACTCAGGACACCCTTTGAGATTTTATTTAGATGATGCTAAAACAACGGCATATACGACAGGAGTTACGACCAATGGAACTGCTGGATCGTCAGGTGCATATACTCTCTTAGCCGTAGATGAATACACACCAAATATTCTTTATTATCAATGTTCTTCTCACGCACACATGGGAAATCATTTTAAAATTATATCAAGTAAATTAAATTCTAATGGTGTTACTTTTAAAATGCCTACAGCAGACGGAAGTTCAGGACAAGCTATGGTAACAGACGCATCAGGTAATTTATCTTTTGCATCTATATCAGAAACTAAACCAACAATTACTTCGTCAAGTTTATACGTAACACCAAGTTCAGATTCCTCAATAACAATAGCTGGAACTAACTTTGTGTCTGTTCCAATAGTTGAAGCAATTAATTCATCAACAGGTGCAATAACAAGAGCAATAGCAGTATCGTTTACAAGTGCAACATCAATTAACGCAACTTTTAATCTTCCGTCTGCATCTTATTTTATAAGAGTTGAAAATAATGACGGAAATGCGGTTAGATCATCTTCTGCTATTTTAAGTGCTTCAACTGCACCAAGTTTTTCTACCGGTGCTGGTAGTCTTGGAACTGTATCTGCTGGTTCATCTGTTTCGTTATCAGTTGCCGCTACTTCAGACAGTAACGTAACTATAGCCGAAACAACATCAATATTAACTTCAAATAGTAATACACCAAGCACGACAATGAATTTAACTTTATCAGGATCACCAGCTACAAGTGCAACTTACAATATAACAGGAACAGCACCAAGCCCAACTTCTGACCAAACCTACAACTTTACTTTATCTGCGACTGATGTTGAAAGTCAGGTGACAACAAGAGACTTTTCAATTACTGTTTCTGTAGGTATAAACAACTCAGGACAATTTAATTAGGAATATATTATGGCTTCAACAAGACTTGCAAATACAATGGGAACACCAACTTTAGGAACAAAATTTACTTTTTCTTGTTGGGTAAAAAGAGCTGGTTTAGGTGCAGAATCAACAATGACAAATATATGGAAAGATAGTAACAACGCAATTCATTTAAGATTTGATTTACAAGATAATTTAAGTTTTTATGTTTATAATAGTGGCTCTTTTCCATTAGAATTAGAAACAAATGCTGTTTTTAGAGACGTTTCTGCTTGGTATCACATAGTTGCTAAAGTTGATACTACACAAGCAACATCTTCTAATAGATGTAAATTATATGTTAATGGAACAGAACAAACATCTTTATCTACTGCTACTTATCCAAGTCAAGATGCAACATTTAATGCTAATGCAAGTGGTAGCACCAATTATGTTGGTGGTAGAGGGGACTCTACAGGTTATTTTGATGGTTTAATGACACACGTTCACTTTACAGATGGCTATGCTTATGATGCTTCTACTTTTGGAGAAACAGATTCTACATCAGGAATTTGGAAACCAAAAACAGGAAGTATAACTTATGGAACTAATGGTTTCTTTTTAAAATTTGAAAACTCAGGTAATTTAGATTTAGATAGTAGTGGTAATAGTAGATCATTCACTACATCAGGAACAATAACTCAAAATGTAGATACTCCGTCAAATAACTTTGCTACAATGAATCCTTTAGCAATGGGAACTGCTGGTAGTCTTACTTTTTCTAATGGAAATACAACTGCTACTAATAGTTCATCAGCGCATAGGTCAGTAGTTTCCTCTTTGGCAGTATCATCAGGTAAATGGTATTTTGAAGGTAAAAGTGTTTCTACAGGTGGTGCATATCCAACATTCGGTATTTTTAATGCTGATGCTCCTTTTGATGCTGGAACTTACTTTACTTCAACTGCTAATGGTTATGGTTATAATTCAAATGGTGATATATTTAATAATAACGGTAGTATTGTAACAGGTTTAGCTTCATGGACTGATGGTGATATTATTGGTGTAGCACTAGATGCAACTAATAATAAAATTTATTTCAGTAAAAATGGTTCTTGGCAAAATAGTGCTGACCCGTCTGCTGGGACAGGTGGTCAATCTATAACATCAGATATAACTTGGTATTTTGCTGGTCATACAAATGATGGCGGAACTGACCCTGTACAAAATTATAACTTCGGAAACGGAAAATTTGGCACAACAAGTTTAGCTTCATCAAATAGTGATAGTGCTGGTATTGGAGAATTTGAATTTGCGGTTCCCTCAGGATATTATGCGTTATGTACAAAAAACATTAAAGATTACGGATAAACTATGATAAAAAGGAATTAATTATGGCTTATATTTCATTTCAACCAAAAGATTATTTTAATACATTACTTTATACAGGTAACGCATCAACTAATGCTGTAACTGGAGTCGGATTTCAGCCAGATTGGCTTTGGGTAAAATCAAGAAGTAGAACCGATAATCATAGAGTGATAGATGCTTTAAGATCCACTAATAGTATTCAACCAAATCAAACCAATGCACAAGCTGATGTTTCAGGTGATGGATTTACAAGTTTAGATAGTGATGGTTTTACTTTAAATGGTTCAGGTGGTGGTGGTGAATTTAACGCAAATAGTGCAACATTTGCATCTTGGAATTGGAAAGCTGGGGGTGCTGGTTCATCTAACTCAAACGGAAGTATAACATCAACAGTTTCAGCTTCAACTACATCAGGATTTAGTGTCGTCAAATGGACAGGGAGTGGTTCTAACGCGACTATCGGACATGGGTTAGGGGTGGCTCCAAAAGTTGTCATTACGAAATCTTTAGCCGCTTCACAAGAATGGTGTGTTGGAAGTGATGTTCTTGGTTGGGGAAATTATCTTTTCTTAAATGAAACTTCTGCTTCACAAAGTGGTTCAGTTTATTGGCAAAGTACAGCACCAACTTCAAATGTATTTAGTGTTGGAACTGCCGGACCAACAAATTCATCAAGTGGTGATTTAATTGCTTACTGTTTTACAGAAAAATCCGGTTTTTCAAGATTCGGTTCCTATACAGGGTCTGGGTCTGGAAATCATATTTATACAGGTTTCAAACCAGCTTGGCTTATGGTGAAAAAAACTTCAGGAACTGATGCTTGGATTATAGTAGATAACAAAAGAGATGTAGATAATCCTGTAAGTAATTATTTATTAGCTAATTCTAATGCCCAAAATGCAAGTGGACTCACGTATGATTTCC